CAGCGCCATCTCGTGCAGCCGATCCGGAGAGACCACAACCCGCCGGACTTCCTCCGGAAGCTTTGCGAACTCTGCCGCCGCATGGTACGTCGAATTCTCAGCCGCTCTGGCGACCAGATACCACGCCTCATCCTCGGTCAGCATGGCTGCCGCTGGATGAGTTACCTTCTCGATGCAGTCGATCACCTGTCCCGGTGATGGCGGGAACCCTTTCGTGTCGGATGCCAGATAAATCTTCAGCCCCGCCGATGCCTGCGAGTAAGTGTAGTTCTCCATCACGCCGGTCCACGCTTGCACCATGTTCTCCATATCCGCTGTCGTCATCCTTGAGAAATGCGCTGGATATGTCGCCTTGATGACATAGATTAGCTTAGCCGCTTCCTGCGTTGTCACCTGGTGTCACCTCCCCGTTGATGATGCTCAGCAGATAGTCGTTCGCATCGACCGATCTGGTTGTTCCCGACCTTGCCCTCTGTTCATTCGCGGAGCGATAGCCCCATTTCTCCATGGCGAGAGCATAGTTCTTGTATGACTTTCCCGACTGTTCGCAGTATTCGTCAACAGCGCGGATTGCCGCTTCGGTCTCCGTCTCTCCGTGCTTTGCTCTGAGATCGCTGAGTTGCTGATCGGTGAGGAGAACATGGCCATACTGCCCGTGCTTGTGCCGTGCGGGGCGCGCTTGCGCGCTTCTCTTTTCTTTTGCACCCGTAGGGTGCTCATTATCATTTACATCTTCATCATCATTAACATCATCATTAACATCTACACTGCCGTTATCGTGCGATGTCGTTACGTTGTCGCACGATGTCGTTACGTTATCGTGCGATGTCGTTACGTTTCTAGCATTTGCAACACGTTTCTCATTGACAGCATTCATTGCGTCTACCTTCGCCGCATATTTTCTGCTGTTCTCATCCATCTCAGGGCGGACGTTCGATTCGAAATAGGCCTTCAGAACAGGGTCTTTGATCTCATACTCCTCGCCCTTCTGATATGCACAGATTGCACGCAGCAGTTGGATTGCTTGAGCATCAGGAAGAGCAGACATCATATCCGCCCATGATTCATACATTACGAATGATCTTCTTGCCATTTAATTCACCTCGATAGAGTGTAAAAAAATCATCGATCCTTAGCGTCACAAGCCATTCCCCGCGATCTTTGCGGTGGAACACTGCCGGTGCTCCATCCTTCCGCTTATCCGCTTCCTCTACCGCCTGCTGCATAGCCTTCTCAAGATTCAGGTGTTCGACACGTTTACATTCAACGTGGATCCCTGGAAGCCCTACAACATCCGATTCGTGATAGAACACCTTCCCGCGGTGCACATCGTAACCATGCTCGCGGATGATGGATGCAAGCTCGCGCTCCGCATTTGCGCCCTTATTTCTGGCCGCTCTCCCGCGCTTCCTGCTGTCTTCTTGCTTTATCATGCTCTCTCTTCTCCATCTCACGGATCAGCTGCTTCATGTCCTCATCTGGTGGCGGTGTCAGGTGGATGTCCCGCATATCAGATACAACTCCATCCAGCAGCCTGGAGAATTCTTGCGTGTTATAGGTGCTGCTGCCGAAAAAGCAGATCATCTGCACCATCTCCCGCGGTTCCCCTGTTTCCGGATCGTCGACAACGGTATCCCCGACAACCTTCGTCTCCCTCCACTGCTGCCGGACACCATCGACGGCATCCGGCCTGACAAGCAGATATGTATATTTCCCGTACCGTTCCAGCTCGAACAGGTACATCGACCAGTTGTCTGTTCTGAGGGCCTGCGCCAGTTCTCCCAGACAGGCCCAGAGCATCGCGTTTGCGTCCAGGCTCCGATGGTTCCGGTGCTTCTCGATCTTCAGATCAAGCTCCATATCCTGATATTTCTCGGCATCCTCCGGAAGGCAGTCAAGCTCGAAGGACACAATCGGTTTCTTCGCCCGGAATGGAAGATCAATGGCTTTCAGCCTGCCCGTCGTTTTCATCCGCGTGCTCCTTGTCCCATTTCTCGATCACGGCCTGACCGACCTTTCCGAAGTCCGTCCAGTCGCCGACGGTCATCTCTTCCATCGACTTGTGACCGTAATGGCCGAATATCGTTTCTTCTGGCATCCGGTGCTGAAGACACATCTTCCGGAGGACGATCACCTGTTTCTCTGTGATCTTCTCGTCCAGGTTCGGCTTTTTCTCCCGTGACCACTTGTAAACGGTCTTCCCTGTGTCCTCGTTGACGATGACCAGCGATGAGATCCGGTCATCCGTGTAACTGATTTCTGATACGACGAAATGGTCGTACGTCGTTAGCTTTCCGTTGTTCTGCTTCGGCGAATAGTTTCCCGCGCTGATCCAGATCCTCGGGGCGGTGTAAAGCTCCCGCCCGATGCCCCAGTTGAAACAGGCTCGTTTGAATGCGTCACTTGCCTGTCCTTTTTCTTTTTCGGTGTTGCTCTCAGTCCCTACATCCTGCTTCCATACCCAGCCGCTGAAGGTGTCGCGGTCAAACCAGATTCCGACATTGCAGAACAGGTTGCCATTTATCAATTCGTGCTTCCTCTGCCAGCGGTCATGCCCGACCGTCTCATCGAGGATGTTCTGGTCAACGCGGGCATCCTTGTATAACAGCAGGAACAATCCTTTCTCTGTGATTCGTGAGACGCGGCACTCTATCTCGTCCGCCCTCAGCAGCCTGAACATTCTTCCCATCCTTCGTTACCTCACTATCATCGACTGGTTTTCCACCAGTTCAGCACCGGGAACCGTTTCCCCGGCTGTAATTGCCCTGCGGATCGCCATCTTGTTCGGGACCGGATCAGGCTGTGTCACATAGTCAGCCGGGATCATGCTCAGGTCGTCGATCTTCACCGACTTTGTTCTTCTCCATGACACGGCAGCCCGCGTTGTCTTGAATGCTTCGCCGTTGAGGTAACCTTTCAGGTATCGAAGCAGGCTTTCCGCCTTGTTCTCCGATGCCTTCTCCCTCGCCGCGAATGCCTCCTTTTCTGCCTTCAGAGCTGCCGCATCCGCCCGGAGGTTTTTTATGAAAAGACAGATGTTCTCGATCTTCTGGTCCCGGTCGAGTGTAAGCCGATCGAATGCGTTCTTCATCTCTTCGTCGATGATCTCTCCCGTCTCCGGATCAACTGCTGCAGCGAATGCATCCATCATCTTCTGGTCGATCTCATACAGATTCATTCTTTCTCCTCCTGTTATTGATCTCCGTAAGCAGTGTTGTATTCTCAGCACTTCGGTGAATCGACAAGCACTTCCTGACATCATCAATATTTACTGTCGAACAGGTCGCAATCTGAACGCCTTCCGGAGTGATCCCATCCATCATGTTGAAATGCTCTCTTTCCTCCTCATCGAGGAAACGCTGCAATTCGTTGATCCGTGCGCAGATCCTTTCATTTCGCCTCAGCTCGACCGCATACATCTTTACCAGCTCTATCAGCATGTCCATCCTGTGTTCCTCCTTCTCACGCGCCCACTTTCGTGTCTGCCCATCTGGTCAGGCCGTACCGGTCACTGATTGTCGTCGCCGTATAGTAGTGTTTCTCACGGATCAGCGATGACAATGCTCTGAAGTTAAGCATGTAAAACGCGATCGCGATGATCGCAGTCACGCCCATCCCCGGCTGGTGTTCCGGCCTTACCAATGCCAGGAATCCCGCCGCGATGCCGGCGGACAAAGCCTTAATAATTACCTTTCTTCTCATTTCTTTCCCCTCCTGTGATTTGAATTGCGAGCTGGCATTCACCATCCCGCCAGTTACGGTTTAAGCAATGCCTCCGCGCAGCCGCATAGCTCATATGCTCCTTGCGGATGACATCGCCATTCCGGATTGTGATTATTGCTACTCGGAACATTTCCCGCGCCCTTTCATCGCTGTGCATTGCGTTGCCCCTGCGACCAATGCGCTGCTAAACTTTTCTTTAGCTGATCGTCGCTCTTCACAGCTTATCTATGGCCAGTCCAGGCACAGCATCGCTACGGCGCTGCTAGACTTCTCTTCGCAAATCATCGCCAAGACTTTTCTTTTCTATTCTTTGCTTCGCCATCGCTCAGTATTGTCTCACAATTCATAGCTTGTGCAGTTCTTCGCCGTCACATGTCGATTCCTTTCTAAGCCGAAGCAATTCCAGACGTATCTTTTCGATTCCGTGCCATCGCTCATCTTTGCTACCTTGGCTCTTGCGAATCCACATAATGCATTGCTTATGCGTTTCTACGCCTCTCTTCGCTTTACCAGCTACGTAGCCTGTCAGCACTTTGCTATCGCTTCGCCGAGCGATGCGGCGTGTTGCCTTTGCAAAACCTTTCTCTGCTTTTCCTTCTCCTTGCAATCCCAATCACTACATTGCTTACGCATTTCCACTCTTTTCTTTTGGTTGGCGACGCTTTCCATTTCTTTTGGATTGCTTGGCTTCACTATTCTTCTGCGATGCCTGGCTTCGCTGTGCGTCGCCAGCACAAAACGTTGCTTTTCTATTCTTTGGCGTTGCTTTCCACATGACTACTAAGCTGTTACTCTGCACATTGGTGCGTGTTAGCGTGTGTTAGATATCAGCGTGGTGCTTCTCCTTCTCTTTGCAAAACTATTCGATTCTTTTCTCGCACCCTTCTTAACAGTTCCTTGCTTTTGCAACTTAACGCTTCGACATGCCGTAGCCATTCAATGTTTTTCTCTTCCACATCGTTGCCATTACTCTTCCGGGTCCACATAGTCCCAGATGAATGATCCTTTGCGGCTATTTCGCCATCCACCGATGCCGTTGTCGTAGCCGTAGTCCAGCCACTCCTCTATCATCCCGCGGCTTCCTTCTCCAAGCAGGGATACGATGTCGAACTCCACCCACGCGCCTGGCGCGATGGATTCAGAGTCGCTGATTGCCACTCTGTCACCCTGCGGAGTCGATGCCCGGAGCGGACGCTGGCAGTCACCGATCGGCTTGGTCGTGTGGATCACGATCTCGCGGGTCGTCTTATCTTCAACCGTTCCGTTTACGATCGCGTCCTTGCTCTTCCGAACATCGCTGTACACCTGAATCAGGGTGTCAATCTTTCCCTTATAGGCCGTGAACTTCTTCGCGGTCGTCTCGCTCTCCGGAATCTGCCGGCAGGCCCCGCAGGCGCTCTTGAAGAACCCACGGATCTGGTAGTCGAACAGGATCGGATCGCCGTTATCGTTCCGCGGGAAGAACGTCTTCCCCTTCGTGATTTCTTCTTCAGCGTTCAAGTTCTTGATGTCCTCAAGTTCTTGATTCACCAGCGCATCGCGCTGTTCATCGGTCAGTCCTTCTCTGATGTATTTCTGGCTGGCCTTCTGCTTCTTCTTGATTTTCCCGGCGACGTAGGTTCCGTGGATATCCTCATTCCCGGAAGCTGTTCCCAGAAGCTCATTCATGAAGGTCAGCCGGACGTGCATCACAAGCGCGTCCTTCCTCAGCCTCTCGCCTCTTGTCCTTCTCTTATTCAGTTCTGCTGCTGTTGCCATTTGTGTTTCCCTCCTGTGTTGTGTGTACTCTAGTGTTTCAGGCGACCGGCTTTACTTCCGCTTCCTGCTTCAGCGCCCACATGCCCTGCTCGGCCTGCTTTCTTTTGGCAAGCTGATCGAGACACGCCTGTGTGAAGCGCTGCCGGTAACCTTCGGTGAACGTCACGACAACATTGATCTCTTGCTCTTTTCGCTTCATGCTTCCGGCCCTCCTGACAAATCGCTATCTGCATCCGAAGTGTCTAATTTAGACACTTCTGGGCTAAAAAAAATGAGCACAATCTTCTCAGGATTAAGGTGATAGCGGACACTTATCATTGTTATTTCTTTTTTCGTGAACTCGGTTCCGCTTTCATTAAGCTTCTGAGAGAAGGTACTGCGTGCGATTCCCAGATAATCGGCCAGAGATTGTCCTGTGTCATGATGAAGCTTCATTTCAGCTTCAAGGATTTCTTTCCGCACTGTTTTCTCACCTCCTTTTTTGTGTCTTATTAAGACACCACAATAATATTCTTTAGTGTCTGTTCTGTCAACTACTATTTTGAAATTTAAGACACTTTTTATTGATATGCGCACAAACAAGGTATATTATCAATGTATAAACAACAGGAGGGCGCACTTATGGGGATGGCTGAACGAATAAAAGAACGGCGTAAAATAATGGGATATACGCAAGAGGAATTGGCGGACAAATTAGGACTGCAAAAATCAGCAATTGCTAAATATGAAAACGGAAGGGTTGAGAATATCAAGCGTTCAGTAATTGAAAGAATGGCGAATGTTCTTGAATGCTCACCAACATATCTTATGGGGTGGGGCGACTCTTCTCATATAATTCAAACCCCACTGGGTAATAATCGGATCCCTGTTTATTCTGCGGCCGGAGCCGGGAACCCGCATTTGGCAACTGATGATATTCTCTATTTCATTGACTATAGCGGCGATCCTAACGGTGTAATTGCCGTAGTAATAGATGGAGACAGTATGACTCCTACCATTCCTAATGGCTCGGTTGTTGTAGCTGACCGTAACTTGTCTATAGAATCTGGAGATATTGTGATAGCAGTAATTAACTCCGACAATGAAGCTCTTTGTAAGCGTCTCAAAAAATACGATGACGGCATCGCCCTTGTGTCTGATAATCCAAATTATCCGCCGCGGTACTTCTCGGCTGATGAGGTACAAACGCTTCCGATCAGGATCATCGGAAAATGTACAGAAGTACGCAAGAAGTTATAGGAGGGAAGCTATGAGAAAACATGCAATCGTAACAATGGCGTTGGCGATCACGCTGGCGGTGCCGGTGATCACATCTGCAGGTCCGATGTCAGATTTTGCAACGGAAGCTTCAGAAAAAGAGTATACCTTCCGGGGGATCCCGTGGGGTTCTTCATTAGAACAGGTAAAAAATTCTGATTTTCTATTACAGTATTCAGACTATGTTTATGATTCTGCGAACAATGATATTGCTGTTCAAGATGTAAAGGTTGCCGGGAAGACGGCTGGTGTAATTCTCTATTTCGGATACAAAGGGTTATATTCCGCAGGGTATGTATTCGATAAAGAAGAAGGCGGAATATCTGACGATTATCAGACCTTCTTGGATGTTGAGAAGTCACTCAAGAAAAAATATGGAGACCCAGACGAAAAAAAAGACGATTTTGCTTCGGATGTCATAAAAAACACGCCATCAATGTATGCTCTTTCAATTTCTATGGGAAAAGCTGTTTTTCTTAGAAAATGGATAGGAGAGGACACAGAGTTATGGCTTGCGACATCTGGCTCTAATGGAACGATTACAAACATACTTATCTATCAGTCAAATACTCTTTCTCCGGAAGAAACAGAAATTGACGATGGATTATAACGTATGCTTTGTGCTTATTATCACAGATTTCGTAGTTAAAATGCAAATTCAGGAATAATATCGTTTAGGAATTGTATTATAAAAGCCGCCCGGTGCTGCAACACCAGACGGCAACGGTCATTGTACCCCGATGCATTATACGGGCAATCTCTGACCTTTTTCATTATATCACAGGAGGTGATTCTGTGCGCTTCTTCTGCTATGGACGAAAATCTGTATTCTCAGACAAATCTGATTCTGTGGATAATCAGCTTCATATGTGCTTAGATTATTGCGAATCTAAGTTCCATGGCAAAATTGACAGCTGGGAGTGTTTCTCAGATGAAGATTTTACCGGGGCCAATACTGATCGGCCCCAGCTGCAGCTTATGTTTTCCAGAATTCGTGAAAACGCTGCCGATGCCCTGGTTGTTTACCAGCTGGACCGGCTGTCAAGGAATGTCCGCGATTTCTCTAATATGTATGCAGTGCTTGAAGAACATGGAGTCATGTTCATTTCGATCAAGGAAACAATTGATACAACAACGCCAATTGGCCGGGCGATGATGTTTGTTACTGCCGTTTTTGCTCAGATGGAGAGAGAAACAATTGCGGAGCGCGTCTCGGACAATATGCTCGGGCTTGCGCGAAAAGGATATTGGACCGGCGGGAATCCCCCTGTGGGATATGTCCGCAAAAGCATTGTTGAACACGGGAGGAAGCATGTAACCATCGTACCTGATCCTGAGGGTGTCGATTACGTCAACCGCATATTTGACACATTTCTTTCATCTAATCGAAGCCTACAGGTTATAGAAACGCAGTTTAAAAACTCTGGCATTAAAACCCTGTCGGGTAAATTCTTCTCGTCTACGCAGCTCTACAAGATTCTTACCATGCCGTTCTGTGTGGAAGCTACACCGGAAGTATACGACTACTATGCTAACAAAGGATGCATCATGGATCCAGATTCCCCACGCGAAAAATGGGATGGTTCTGTGGGCGTTATGGTTTACGGTCGTACGACTGGCAAAAACAAGAAGCATCAGCTTCAGCCACCAGAAAAATGGACCGTTTGCTTGGGACATCAGGAGCCATTCATGAAGGCTGATAAATGGCTGCTTGTGCAGTCCCGCTTTTCCGAGCACAAATGCATAAAGGATGCTAAATGGCCAGTCCCACTGATGAAGGGCGTATTACGCTGTAAATGCGGGTCATTGATGTCGGTATCAAGAAAGAAACGAGTCGATGGTTCATGCTCTTCTTGGTACTACTGCCGCAAAAGGATGCGTCAGGGGGTCAGCTATTGTGATATGGGCCAGACGGCGTGTGACAAGCTCGATAGCCGATTGATTAGCATCTTTCGGGACATTGCAGCCGATCCGAAGCTGATAAATCAGTATCTCCAGAAAACTGAGGACAAACCGCTTCGCGATCCGAAAGCGATTCTCTCATCAATTACATCCTGTGACGGCAAAATCGGGCGGTTGACTGCATCCCTTGCTCTGGCTGAATCATCTTCTATATCAAAATACATCATTGCGGAGATAAAGCGTCTCGATTCAGAGAAAAGCAGATTGCAAAAAGAACTTACGGATATAGAACACGAATCAAAGCGCAAAATGGCACGCGAAAAAGATTCTCTTAAAGCTATTGCGGAAATATCCAGGTTAATGTCAGGGCTAGATGGATTTAACGACAAAGAACGCAACGAGATCGTTCGCTCTGTAGTGAAGACTTGTACATGGGACGGCGTGAATCTTTTTATTACGCTTTAAACCTCACTTTTTTATTATGCATCCGACCCCATGCATTATAAAAAAGTGATGTAATCAAATAGCACGTATATTTCACAATAGCGCTACATGTCTATACTATCAGATATTACGTGTATTTGGTTCTGTTCATTGCATACATTCGCATTATTAACTGAATTGTCGCACATATACGCATGTTGTTAAAAATACCCCCTCAATTTTCAGCCCATTTTAGCGCTTCGGACCGTGAATGAAACGGTCAAAAAAATCGTAAAAACTAGGTGGGTTGTGGGCTCCCCGTGACCGCATTCCGGGGTTCCCGTTAGCAGTACCTAACGGACGGCAACCCATTGCCTTGCATTTGCATTGTGTGCCTTTGCATGTATACCCGGAAGGGGTATCTGACCGCTGCCGGGGGTATCTGCAGGCGCTTCAGGGGCGGCCCGCGGGCCCGTCGGCCCGCTGCCAGGGCCGAAGCTGCCACATCAACGCGCCGCGCTGCATCGGATCGGCGCCGACACGATGCCAGGCAGCCGCCTGCAGGCTGCGTCTGGCATCCGCGGACCTGCTGCCGCTGCCGGAGCTGCCGCGGATCCGCGACACGATGCCGCGCCGCACTGCAGCTGCCGCCTGCCGTAAATGGATGCGATGCCGGATGTCTGCCGCCTGCTGCGTCGCACTGTGTGTCGCATCCCATAGGCGGAACCGGCAGGAACCTACACGCGGACCGCTGCAGGATCCAGGCGGCCAGGATCCGCGTCGCCTGCAGGACGTGCCGGAGAATAAGGGGGACTATAGGGGGATAATTGTTATAGCTAGATAATATCTACCACTACATAAAACAGGGGCCGGAAACATAGGCCCGCGGCCGGTCCGAA